TGAGTTCCAAGAGCTGTATGATAACTGTAACTGCGAATGGGTTTCGGATTATCAAGGCTCTGGTGTTGCAGGTCGCGTATTCACGTCAAAGATCAATGGTAAGGTTGTTTTCTTCCCCGCGTCCGGCGGCTACTATGGTTCGACGTTGTACGATCGTGGGTCGTACGGCAGCTATTGGGCGTCTACGTTGAGTTCCTCTACGAATGGTCGCTACTTGTGCTTCAATGCGTCTGATGTCTATCCGCAGTACAATCACAATCGGTTCCTCGGTTTTTCTGTGCGCCCGGTTCAGTAATTATTTACCCTCTCAACCCAACCACCCACGAAGTGAAGCAGCCGCCCACAAGCGGCTACGCGAAACGGAGAGGGGTGGTTGGATATAATAAAATCAATAATTTAATTCTCAAAAAAATTGGATATGAAACTAACAGAAATAATGCCCATTGAGGCTGACAGACAAGACTCCGAAAAATGGGGTAGGGTTTTCCTTCACAAAGAAGGTAAATTCATTCACGCCTACGAATGGAGTGCTTGGTTAATCAAGCAAATTGTCTGCACTGAGGAATTCCAGAAACAGCGTGGAGATCAGAAGATGCTTTCCGCAAACCGATACAAGATGAAGGATGGCGAATATGTTATGATAGGATTTCCAGTAGAAAGTCTGAGCAAATATATTCCCGACTATGACGTACTCGGCAACGAAGGCTCTGAATCTGAGAATTTCTACGTTGATGTCGATGCCAGTAGCCTCGGCTCTGATTTCGAGACCCTTGATTTGATGTTCCAGACATGGAAAGCAAGTTGTCCTGAAAAGGAGGGCAAAGACAAGAAAAAGAAAGACGAGCAACAGCAGCAGGCGCAGGCTTTGGGTCGCAGCGGACTATTCTCAATAGTGTCGCAGATAATCTCATATCCTGCTGAAGCTACGACTCCGATTCAAGACAAGGAGTTTATTAGCAAGATGAAAGCGCAGGCTGCTGCCTTACTATAAAATACAGACCTTTCGCAAGTCGAAAAGGCGTTCTTTGATTTGGTGCTGTTCAGAATAATTACATAGGTTACTCGTCCTACGAGGCTTCTGTCTCGCGGGAAAAATGAAAGAAGCAGATTGGCTTCGTGTCTGACGATTCTTTTCTGCATTCGTGTTAGGTAGTAACCGTATTTGTGGAGTTTTTAGTTGTTTTCTTCCCCGCGTCCGGCAACTACAATGGTACGACGTTGAACAATCGTGGGTCGAACGGCAACTATTGGGCATCTACGTTGAATTCCTCAACGAATGGTCGCAACTTGAACTTCAATGCGTCTGATGTCAATCCGCAGAACAACAACAATCGGTTCAACGGTTTTTCTGTGCGCCCGGTTCAGCAATTATTGCCAACAGCAGGGAAGAAAACAACTAAATAGAGGATAGTATGGAATATGTACTTACTAAAAAGGCTTTGATGTTAGATTTGTACGCAGCGTTTTTGTGTGCAAAGCAGCATAAGTCCAATAAGCCATACGTCAAGACCTTTGAGAAAAATCTGATGAAGAATCTCGAAAGCCTTGCAGACGATTTGTTGGCTCGTAGGTATCAGCCAGAACCCTCTTCTTGTTTCATCGTTGAACGTCCGATGAAGCGAGAGGTCTTTGCAGCACAATTCCGTGACAGAGTAGTGCATCACCTTTACTACAACTATACCCATGTGCTTTTTGAGCATACATTTATTGCCGACAGCTATTCCTGCATCCCCGGACGCGGTACGCATTATGGTATTGAGAGACTGAGACACCATATATTGAGCGAAAGCCGAAACTATCAGCGAAAGTGCTATGTTATGAGCCTTGATGTTCGAGGCTATTTCATGCACATCAAAAGAGTATTCCTTCTGGATATTGCCACAAAAACCATCGAGAAAATGCGCAGTCACAGAGTATGCGTAGATACCAAGCAGACTTGGGGCGAATATCTGGATATAGATTTCGTATTGTGGCTGACGAAGGAAATCATCATGCTTGATCCCACTAAGAAATGCCGTGTCGTAGGCAAAAAGGAGGATTGGGATGGCCTTGACAGAAACAAGAGCCTATTTTGGACGAATGAGGGTTGTGGTTTGCCAATCGGAAACCTCACAAGCCAGTTGTTCAGCAATGTCTATCTCAACGTCTATGACCAATTCGTTAAGAGAGTGCTGAAGTTCAAGCATTTCGGCAGATACGTTGATGACTCGTACATTGTCTGCCATGACAAAAAGAAGCTATTGGAGAGTGTGCCTAAGATTAGGGAATTCCTAAACGAAATACTTGAAGTAAATCTACACATGGGAAAGTTGCAGATTAGGGAGGTTGGTATCGGTGCTGAATTTCTCGGTGCTTTCATCAAGCCATTCAGAAGCTATATATCGAATGCCACCTTATACCGTACCAAGGTCAGCATGAGCAGACTGGATTTTGATGACGTGGAATCAACGTACCGTTCCATCAATTCCTTCCTCGGCACATTGGGGCATTACTCTTCATACAACATAAGGTGTAGCCTATTCTTGAATGAGAAGATGTTGAAGGTAGCACCGTTTGAGAGAGGATTATTGAAAATGGATAAACCCTTTTTATTAACAATTTAAAATAGTAATTATTATGAACAAGGTAAATGGTTTGAAGTCGGATTTCGCATACCTCAAAGAGGATGCAAGCCGCATTATCATCGGTTACAACTACAAAGAAGTTAGTAACGACATGGCAGAGTGGATTGAGGTCTACGTCTACAAAAAGCAGCGTTCACATCTTAGCTTCAGCGAGATCAAGAAAGCTATCATTGCCGACATTGATGCCTGCACTGATGAAAAGATTCTCAACGGCTATGAGTGGACTATCCTTCACGGCGACGATGAGGGTAAGACTGTCAAGGTCTGGCTCTCAAAGGAGAATCAGAACAACTTCAAGGCAAAGCACGATGCGGCCAAGGAGTACCCGAACCTCGTAAAGTTCCCGATGAAATACAAGATTTCTGAGGACAGCGACGAGAAGGCCATCTATGAGGTCTTCCAGTCTTTCGAGGAACTGGTTCAGTTCTATCTCGGCGGTCTGGCTTACATCGAGTCCTGCTATCAGGAAGGTTGGGAGGTCAAGGATAACATTGATTTCAGTGTTTACGAGACCCCTAATGGCGGTGAGGAATAATTGTAATATGTTGGATAAAGACCGAAAGTTATGATTATCCTATTACTAATATCCATCCTTTTGGTAGCCCTCTATACGGGGGCTGCCATTTGGACGCATAAGGAGTTGCCGGATAGCGTATCGTCTATGGTCTATTATCTGCCAAAGCAGGGAAAATGGTTATGGACGGTATGGATATGGGCGGCTACATATACGCTCACTCCCGCACTCTTTGAGATTATTCCAGAGAACTTTGGCGTGATAGCCCATGCCTTTGCAACAAGCGTATTGTTCGTCGGTGCTATGCCTCTCGTAAAAAACGAGAGCAACAAAGCCCACAATGTGCTTGGTATCTCGGCAGGAATATTCTCTCAGCTATGCGTTTTGCTCATTTGCCCTTGGTGCCTGGCACTATGGGGTGTGATGGGTATCTTGATGGCTGTTTGTGTTGGCATACTTGGTAAGAACTGCATCATACCCAAGTTCATTAACGGAAAAGGTGTGTTTATTGCAGAGGCTATTTGCTACATTACCATTGTCACCTCACTTCTTATTCACTCTTCAAAGATTATTTAAGTTATGGAAGCGAATCTTGGCCCCAGAGCCGTTGTATGGGGTGCTATTGGCACTGAACTGATGGGCGTGGTCTATGACTTGCGCTATATGATTCTCTGTTCCGTCGCATTAATCCTCGCTGATTTGTGGTGGGGATATTCCGAAAGCAGCATGAAATATGAAAAGGCGAAGGAAAAAGGTGACAAAGCCGGAATGGAAAAACATAAGTGGCATAAGTCGAGAGCAGGCAGGCGTACTACCAACAAGCTCGTAGACTACATGACCTATCTCGTTGTCGGTGCTTTGATAGGACTTGCGATCACTGAGCCTATGGATATTTGCAGCCATGTATGGACTGCTGCCCTTGGCCTTGGTATCGGTTGTGCGTGTGAGATAGCATCAATTATCGGACACATCGCCTACGTTAAAATGGAAGCCGAAATCAGCATGGTTGATGGTTGGAGATTATTCGTCAAGTTCCTTGGCCGAATTATCCGCATCAAAAGCGTTGAGATTGGCGATGCCGTAGAAAGCCTCGGAGAAAAATCCGATGAACCGCACCACAGACGGCACAGAGGAAATTCTGGTGAAAATAACACCATCCTCGATCACGACGATTTCTAAAGGTATTTGTGGGGAAGAAAATTTTGTCGAATTAATTAAAAGTAAATAGCGATATGAGAGACATTAAGAGAATTTTCGTACATTGCACGGCAAGCAGCATCAACGCATCCGTGCAATCTATTCTTGCGGAATTCCGCAAAAAGGGTTGGCATTATCCCGGTTATCACTATCTTATTGACAAAGACGGCAAGAGAACGCAGATTCTCCACGAAGACTATGTTAGTAACGGAGTGAAGGGCTATAATTCCACGTCCATCAATGTGGCATGGATTGGCGGCATTGACAAGCAGCACCCCAATGGCATCGACAACCGTACCGATGCACAAAAGGCTGAGCTGAGAAAACTCCTTATGGAGTTGCACCAAAGATACCCCAATGCCAAAATCATGGGTCATCGGGATATTTCTCCCGACAAAAACCATAACGGCATTGTCGATCCTTGGGAGCGCATCAAGGAATGCCCGTGTTTCAATGCCATTACGGAGTATGCAGACGTTCAAAACTCTTAGGATATGAAAAAGAAAGAATTCTATGTGATACTTTTTCTTGTGGTTGGTCTTGGCATTTCCCTATTCTTCAATTACAAGCAGTATAGGGATGCCAAAACTGAGCCAGTGGAGAAAGTAGAGACCACAACAGAAACTAAAACCGAAAATAAGGTTGATAGTTTCATTGCTCCGAAGCCAGTAAGTGAGGATAGTGTGAAAAAAATCAGCGTAAAAAAGCCGCATTCTCGCCCAAAATTGGAATTAATCTCAGAAAATGGGGTTAATTCCGATTCTATTCCCGATATAAATAATGACGGCGAAATCACTGAGACCGATTCCACCTATGAAATTCCAATTACGCAGAAGCGATATGAGGATAGTTGCTACGTGGCTTATGTAAGTGGTTATCATGCCAATCTGGATAGTATATTTGTGCGTCATAAGATCATAACCAACAACATAACAACTACCATTACGAAAAAGAAACGATGGACGTTTGGTTTTCAGGGCGGTTTATATCTGACTCCCGCAGGCGTTCAACCTGGTATTGGATTTGGCGTTGGATTTAATCTCTGATTTTCTTTTAAGGGAAATTAGTGGAAAAGAAAGGAAAATTTCTCATTTTCTCAATGGAATTTTGTTTATACGTTAGTTTTTGTAGTCAATGAAGGCGACCATCCGCGAGGACAGCCGCCTTTTCTTTTAGTGTAGATCGTATTTCTCTATTTCTTCCTGCGTCCAGTCTTTTCGAGGTTTTAGCGACATCGGATGCGGCTCTCTGAGGAATTTTATTTGGGGATTGCAAAGGCAGTTGGCACAACGTTCATCCCCGGGCTTCATGCTGCCATAGCTTTCTGCATACTTGCAGAGGAAGCAGTCTTCATCGGATTCTTTGAGTACGCTTATCTGGCGAATAATATTCTGCAAGCAAGCGTCGAGGTCTATGAAGTCAGAATATCTACTGTCCTCAGTTTCCACCGAATATCTGTCCGAAACTCTGAATCCTTGATTGCGTTTGTCATCTGCATCCTTTACGCCTTTGTCTTTGAGCTTACGGGAAATATTCAGTTGCTTAAACGCTTCTACATTCCAGAGGATTTCATGTAGAACTGCTTTTAGTTCTACCCATTCTCCGAAATCAACCAACTTGAACGTATTTTTCTTCTCTTTTTCTGGAACACGTTCTTTCCATGCTTTTTCAATCGCCTCAATAATATCGTCGATATTCTCAGGATTGTGGTAGGGGTGCATGGCATAAATAACTCCTGCCACTGCGTTGATAACGTCTTTATTGCTTATATACATACCTTATTATATTGATTTGAGTTTGATTATTTCTCTGCCATCATCATAGGTCGATGTACGACTTTCATCCTTCCTTGGCTTTAATGCCTTGGTAAGAATTTTGCCAAAATACATAACGTAAGGATTCTTATAGAACGATTCAAAACAGCCTCGTATTCTTTCCACCTCAATGATTTTATCATCGGCTTTGATTATGTCGCCGATTTTGAAACGAGCGTTTTCTTTCGCCCACTTATCACGAAGGGCTTGTTGCTGTTTTCTGAACTTCTCTCTGAGTTGTTGAGACTCGAAATTGTATGTTTTTTCCAGTCTTTCGAGTTCACTCTTTAAATCTGCATCAGTCATACCTTATTATATTATAGTTGTTTTACGAATTGGTCAATATTCTCAATCTCACTCTCAACCAGTTTATACATGAGGGCATTGAAGGTGTCGTTTTGGATAGATGCCTCTTTGACTTTGCTACCGAAATTTACCCTCACAATTACTTCAGCACTACTTGGGTGGGATTCCAGTAGTTTGCCTACCTCTGACAAGGTTCTGCGTTTTTTGGCGAACCTTTCAGCCGTTTCCAAATTCTCTACCTTCATACCTGCTACAATATTTGGTAGGCATGACCTACATAACTACCTTCATCGAGCAAGAAAGTGCCGATGTACTTTGTCTTGTTATGCAATTCCTCTGGAATGTCTTCACCAGTATGGAATACTCGAATTCTCTTGGTTTCTTTCTGGAGAATGTATTCATTTACTTCAACCCATACAAATGGATTGCCGCGTTGCACACCTACATAAAGGATTTTTCCTATGCCACTGACTTCTATCGTGGTCTCGCCGTAGGTTTTGATCTGAAATTTTAAAATTCGTCTTTTCATCGTTTTATAGTTTTTTGATTACGTCAATCGAGCGAATGCCGTTATAGCCTATGAGTCTGGAGTATGGATAATTCACCACTTTCTCATATTCGGGCTGTGGATCGAACACAATATTGAAATTGATGTCACAGAGTACGCTATGAAGGTGGTCGATGGGATGCTCATTCGGATTGGTGTATTTCGGTGAGTAAACACCTGCCATAAACAAGCCGTTGATTCCCATGTCTGGTGTCAGAGCGTTAAAAGTACAATGGTCAGCAGGCCACACATTTTCCCAGACATTCCATGTCGGATTTTCGAGGAATGCGATTTTTGGATTATACAATTCCTTTCCAGAATAATCGTAGCCGTGTTCGCGGAAGAATTTCTGAGCTTCAATAAGCCAGTCCTCTCCCATTTCCACGAAATGAGGAACGTCTTCGTAGTCTAAGTCGAGGATGCTTGCGATGACGCATTTATAGCAATCCCCGTGTCTTGGGTCATCTATTCTCTGATATACCTTTTTCATAATTCCATTAAAAAATTAGCGATTTTCTTACCCAGACCCTCGCAGGAAACAATTTTGCCGTGAATGAAGTCATAATAAACGGATTGTTTTTTCTGCTCTTCCTCGTACATATTCAGACAGTATTGAACCGAAGTTCTTGGCATAACCTTTACAACTACGCCATTCCATTGCAAACAGATAGTTTTGTTTGTTTCATTCGCTTCCTCAATTACTTTTGGAAGCACATCGTTGAGGTCTTCGTTTAATTCACCCCAATAAATAACACCTTTCTGCATCTTAATTTTTACTTTTTAATTTCACCCCATTTTAAATCTTCTGTATTGATATGTCTATGCCATACTCCCCAAAGGAACGTGAAATATCCTTTTGGAGTTTTAATGCAACTTCCATTCCTATATCTTCCTCTCAGATTCTTGCGATCACCAAGGAATGTGAATATCACTCCTTTTTCCTTCATAATTCTATGTTTTTTAGAATTCCACACAATTTCAGTGAGTGCTGAAGGATATGCACAAATGTACTACGGATATTGACTTTTTCTACCTTTGACCATTCTGTAACTTTTTCAACTTGAATTAGGAACGGATTGTCTTTCTGGTCAAGATGAACAGTGCATTTGTCGCAGCCATCATCTTTGTATTCTGTGTATTCATATCGTTTCAGATTACGTGACAGCATGAATCCATTTTTTCTAAGAATATCAGCATTCATGGGAATTGGCTTAATACTGCGAACGCTACAACCAATGTAGGCAATTCTCTTTCCGTCTTTGCAATATTCTATATTGAATGTCGTTGGCTTCACGGAACCTTCCATCGGGTTTATTCCTACAATGCGTCCATAGGTGTCTATGTATTCGCCACAAAAGTAGGTAACGAAATGAACCCAATCTCCGATCATAAAATCTCGCTCTGTCATACTACTTCTTTTTAGTGATGTTGTTTTCAATAAACTCCAGTAATACATTCACGATGTCTGTGAAGGAAACTTTTTCTTCCTTCGACAACTGACCGACAAACTCTCCGAATTTGAAGAGGATTTTGTCTCTTTGCTTTTCTTTAACCATATCCTTATAAAATTGTCCGTATAACCAATTATCTTCTGGCTTTGGCGTTAGAGTAGAGGGGAAAATGTGATTTGCAAAAATCTGAGACTCCCGTGAAGGTTGGTGCTCAATCAGCAATTCCTCCAGTTTTCTTGCGTCTTTTTTTCTCATGCGAAATGGGTGTTTAAGAAATCTGAAACTTATGCTTTCAATTTCTTGTTGAGTCAGCAATGGAAATTTTTGGTCTATTACGTTGGCTCTGACATACATCTTTGGTGCGCCAAACGCTTCATCCGCTGCTTTCAGGTTACGTTTCGCATACTCTTCGTCTATTCTCTCGAAATCTTCTTTACTAACCATACCCAAACCTTTATAATAAAATAGAAAGCCCAGGAGCCGCCGCAAACCAACCAGAACAACCAAGAAGAGAGAATAAAGATTGCGCAGGCAACGTAATCCCCGATGCCAGAGCAATAACTATTTTTACGCCATTTCCACATCATAAATATGTTCCAGAACATTCCCAGAACATAGACCGCAATGATATAAATAATAACTTCGTCCATAATATATAGTGTTATAATCCAAATATTTTATCAAGTGGCACGGGCTTGGGTACGTTAAATGTCAAAGATAATCCGTTCATCCTTATCATTTCTTTTTCGTAGAAATCAATCTTTTTCTGAGCATCTTCCCACATCTGTTTGTCGCAAGGCTCAACGGAATATTCCTGCATGATGTGATGACCGCCAACTTTAACGAGCTTTACGGTCTTGATTTTCATCGGGATTCCCCAAACCGCATCAATGCCGATTATCGAGCCTTTCAATTTTGGCAGGGCTTCCTTCTTGAATTTCTTCTTGTATTTTCTCCACTTCATTCTCTTTATATTTTATTGTCACGCCGTTGCTTTCAAGCAGGTTGGCATAATATTCGTTTTCTTGCTCCAAGTCCTTTATAATCTTTTTCAGACGTTCGACTTCCTTCTGATATTTCTCTCGCTCAAAAGAGGCAAAAGAAGTGGGATGGCAGGTGCATCTATCAATGTCGCCAGTAACGGCTACTGCCATACACCCGGGGATCAGAACCTTCCCCACACCTTCAACGTTTTCGTAATGACATCGCATAATCCATGATATAATCTAACGCTATCCATATATAGATAAGGAGAATCATAAGATTAAATATGGGGATAAACAGAACAAAAGCCCTGTTAATCCGCTTTGAGTAATACTTTTCCTTCCCCTTCTTTATAGTTCGATACAAATCTATTAAGTAGATGATCGCAACTATAAGTGTCGGGTAATAGTAGCCGTACATGAATATATTATACCAGTCTATCGTCATTGCTTCTATTCTTTTACTATTAAGTTATCTGGAATCAAATCTTCAATGTAAGCCCAATGTGTAGATTCCATGCCACACTCATGGGACATCGCCATCCACATTGCCTTTCCGTCGGTACACATTACGGTTCTTACTCCGTCACGCGGCTTCTCGTCAGCAGTATGCCATATCGTGTTAAGATAGTGTTTAACGCTACCCTCTGCAAATTCGGAAAGTATTAATCTGCCACAGCGCACATACTCCCTATAATGCTTATCTGCAAACTCTTCAAACGCCACATTCATATTTTTCCTCCATTGCTTTACGGAAATGATTCTCAAAGTCATTTGGCATATTAAAATTCTTTTTTAGCCATTCACACATCTTATCCATTAGCTGCTTTTGTTTTATCTCCAACAATTCGTCTTTACATTTCATTGCAGCATGACAAGATTCTATCTGGTCTTTCAGAATAAGAATTTCTTCTTGGTCACTTTTCTTAGTCACCAAGTGAGTAAGATTGAGTAGGTCATCAACGTATGCCCATTTTGAAGGATATACAGACAAATTCTGCGATGTATGAGAAATACCATAGACATCTTTTGCACTATCATAAAAACAGAGTGAGGGCAGGCAATTATCCTTTTGAACAGTTAAAACCCTACTTCCGTTCATAGGCTTTTCTTCAGTTGCATCATGCCACACTCTGCTTGCAGGCTCTTCCATAATACTTTCTTTAGCGATTTGTAGCAATTCGTAGGCATAACGCTTAATAACTTCAATACCTTTTCCTTGTCTGTAATTTACAGAAATCAAAGGTGTGTTATTACGAAATTCTATCGATTTGTTTTCAAATCGACTATAACCCTTCTCGTTGTATTTGAATCGAGGCTCTTTAAAAATTGGGTCATAAGTGATCAAGTCATCAAGATACGCCCACTTGTCATCGTCTGACATATAATTGATTATTGCATACGTTTCTGCTGTATCATCGGTAAGGCGTATTTCAGCACAAACAAATCGACGAGCACCACCGATATATTTGCCATAGTAGTTTTTGTCACCCCTTCTAACGAGAATTTCTTTACCTGCAAATGGTGATCTATCTTTTCCGTTATGCCAGACATCGCTTTCAGATTTTGGCATGGAGTTGATAGCTGAGAGTATATAGTTATCTTCGTCTATCAATGCCTGCAATCCCATTGCCAAATCAGGGTTGAATGATTTGACATTATTCTGGAGTTTACGATGATTTTCGATGATCGCCAGAATTTTCTCTTTTATTTGCTCTATCATACGCTATCTTTTTTATTGAACTTACATTCGATTTCACAGCCATCGCAAAGAACGGCTCTATCTTTGTCGGTGTAATGGTCTTTGGAATACATACATTCCTTTTTGTTTTCTTCTTTTGCCTTCATACCTTATTTTTTTATTCCTTTTTTAAATAGTAAAGCAAAGAAACCTCTGAGTTTAAGTTCATTGTTCTCGTTGGAAAGGATGGCGTTTTTCTCTGAAAGTTCCTCGCTGAGCTTCGTAAGTCTGTCGATTTCCTTTTGTGCATCAGCCAACACTTTGTCTTTGGAAACTATATTCAAAGTATTTTTCTCTCTGATATAATCGTAACCTTTAAACCATCCAGAGGGGTCTTTCTTTTCCCAACATTGTGTAATGTACTGAACAAAGAAGCCTCTATCTTTTGCATCAGCCTCCAGTTCCTCCATCAGCTTCTTTTTATCATTCTGGTCTTGAAGGAGTTCGTTATATTCTTCAAGTGGTAATGTTATTGTCTTCATACGCTATTTCTTTCTGCCTAACATTTTATCCATATAATTGCAAAGGTGTAGCCAAGGAAAAGCATAACGATGGAGCACGGCCATTGAATACTGGTGCTCAATTTCCAATATTGCCTTTCTGAATCCTGCACGGAAATCGCGCCTGCAATCATGTGAGTTAAAGAAAATCAGTTCCGAAATACTCAATTTGTTTCGTCTTTCATTCTCATACTCATTAGAGAGGTCTATCAACTCCTTACACGGAATTTTGTCGTTACTTGTGCGAGGATCATACCCGTCTTTGGCAATGGTTCTGATTTCGTCGAGAATATGCCACATTCTTTCGCAGGTATATTTTTCCCGATCTGACTCAGCATTCATCTTTATCAGATTCAATTCAAATACTGCGCCATTGCACCTTGCAATTATTTGCTGAATGATAATCGCCAAATCGTCTTTTTCCATATTATCCATTGTATTTGAATTCTAATTCGCCTCCAGTGAGAAAGCGCATGATATTCTGAAGCGAATGCACATACGCGCATTCTATCCTTACCCACTGCTTCTGAGTGAAGTCAGGCTTGAACTTGAAGGTACTATAACGCTTTTTCTTGTCATATTTCCAGTACAACCTCATGTCGCCGAAATAGTACATCAGTTTCCACGATCTTTCGTCGGACTCAATGAAGCCGATTTCTTTCAGATTATGCTCCATGATAGTTAGGGCGTTGATTCTGCCATTTGGAAACGCCTGTTCTCTTCCGATGACAGACGGCTCTCCAGTAGATGAATGCAGAACCCTAACCTTCACCACCTTTTCATAGATGGCGATGACCTCACAGAGCCATTCCCTGCCGTCTGGTTGGGCTACCCATACAATGCTGCCGATGCTAAGTTCTCTGACATTTCTCATACGACTACGCTTCTACCTTCATTATCCCAATAATGCACGGTCTCTAACTCAAAGCCAAGAGATTCTGGAATTTCAAGATATAACTCCTGCCCTCCAGTACGCTCGTAGAAATACTGCTGAACCTCGTTGAGATAGTAGAAGGTCTTAGCAGGTACTTCACTCTCTTTCTGATATTCAGAGACGTTTAGGACTTTGACGCGGAAATACCCCATTTCCATTTCATTCATCAGCATCCTATAATCGCCTCTGCCGATGCTATATCTCCTTAGACAGCGTTTGTGAATGTCACTATGTGTTTTGGCAACCAAGAAACCAAGGGCTTCCATCGCGTTCGTGTCTTGGAGTTTGATGGGATAGACGCAGGGGTAGTATCTGCGTTCATCGTTATTCTCCAGATAAACGAAGTCTTTGTCTGTGCCAGATACACGAAAGAACTTTTTTCTGTCTTCGGTTCTAACGATGTCGCCCGGATGCAGGCGACGAGGGGTAAAGATTAAGTCTGCCATAACAATTACTTATCTTTGTTGTAGTAATCCTCAGTACCATCTTCGTTGCCATGATACATATCTGGATTATCATAGACATTTCCGATGACTTCAACTGTTTCCTTGCAATCCCTTCTGTTTAAGTAGTAAACTTCACCATATTCTACATTCTCGTAGAATCCAAAGCAGGCGAATCGCTCCATCCAACGGCAAACCAACTGCTGATCCTCAGAATAACGATGCTTGATGACAATATCACCTTCATAGATTTCCTTTCCCTTCATGTCGGTATATCCAGTGAATTGACCAATGGTGTCTTGGTCAACGAAACTGCGTTTTCCTGCAAATGGATAAGCCGTCACTTCTGTATGAATATGTGGTTGGTCGCATAATGTATGCAAATCGCCACAAACCCATTCTTTTGTGGTGAGGTCTTTTGCTCTGAATTTAATCTTTCTCATAACTCAGCACTTATACATTCCCATGAATTCGTAGGTGATTATATCGTCATCGCCTCTGAATTCAAAACTATAACACTTATCTTCCCACTCAGGGCTTACAGAGAGTCCAAACAATCCAGTGTTGCCACCATTTCGCTTGTAATCATCCCAAAGAGCTTCTTTGACTTTCTCCAGAGTCAGATAGGTCTCTGGAAACATTGCCTTATACTCTTCGATTCTTTCATTCAGTTTTTCTTCACCGATGATCTTGATATTTATGCCATCAGAAGTTACCACCAAGGTCTGAACGATTTTGAACTTTATTTTTCCCAAATCGTCATTGATGAATTTCAGACTGCTTAATTTCTTGCGGTCTGTGATATTCATTTTCTGCCTGCTTTCTGAGGCGGTCTTATTCATGCGGGCGATTTCCTTGTTATTAAGGGCAATCACTTCATCAATCAATTCCAGTCTTTTATCCATATCATTGTTTTTTTAGAACAAATTTTTCGATGCACTTCTTTATCATAAAATCAACAGCCTCTTCAAAGGTGTCGAAACCGATGATATATTCTCTTACCAGAGTAGATTCCCAAATCCAACGTCCAGTATCGAGGTTGTAGATTATGCCGTAGTATTTGGGAATAACCATCTTATTGTCGAATATCTGAATGTTGGTGAATCTGATTTCTATATGGAAATGGTATTCCTCTCTTAGAAACCGCAATGCCATTTGCTGAGTACAGCAGGCATATTCGGTATTTAGGAGGTTGGAATTACGCTGCATCGCGCCATGATTCCAGAGATTGATAGTCCATTCCATATCTGGATCATCGGTCTCGGTATCGTAGAACCTGCTGCATGGCACATCGAATCCAATCTGCTTCAGCAGTTTTGCCGCTTCAAAGCTAACCATTTCATCCACTACCATAGTCAATCTTCTTTAATTGCTCGTTCCATTATATCTATTACTGAGTGCCAGACTTCGAGTTTTGATTTCTGCTCAATGCACCTGCTATAATCATCCGTGCGCTTTGCAGACTCAAAAACCGTTTCGTCAACGGACATTTTCTGCTGAAACACTGCTAACAAAGTCTTTTTATCCATATCTATGAATCAGTAAAGATATTGTAGTCGCTGCTGACACTGATAGCACCGATGATAGGGTTATCCATTCTTTTGCGAATGCTCTCCTTGATATACATCTTAGTGCCGTTCTGGTCGTAAATCGTAGCCAGACCTGCAACAAACTTCTGCAAGTCATCTTCTTTATAGTAGTCTTTGCCACACTTCGACATCAAGCCAATCTTATAGAGGTCGCAGAAAGCCAATGTCTCTTTGATCATAGCCATTGACTTATTGAACTGAATGATTGGCTCAATGGAGGCGAAGGTCTTAATGTGCCATTCGTCGTGAATAATCTTCATGGCTTTAATGCGCTCAATGTTTGGAGAGGCAAACGGCTCCTGGTCATCACGTCCAGTAAGGGTGAAGCCAACACACAACAAGCCAGTACGCCTACCATGCTCCAGTATGTTGTTCTGATACATGGTGTTATAAACCCAATCCGTCATCTTTGTCAGAATGGTTACTGGCACACCCTCACGCATAGCGATTTGGGCGCAACGCATAGTGGCATTGATGGTTTCAGGCAGGCATGGGTCTGTAATGAAACAGAAAAACACGCCTCCGTCTTTGATTAGCTGCTCCCGATCCTTCAGTAGTTCTTTGTTGAACTTGGAGATTGCAGCCTCTTCGTCTTTGAAGCAGGTACGCAGTTCTGGCTTACCATGGCCAAGGGTAGTACAACCCTGCCCCTTATCCAGATAGCAGTACAGACATTGATTACTGCATCTGCGATAAATGCTTACTGAGTGCTTGGCATATTCCATAGCAGCACCCTTTGGAAGTTTAAGTACAGTTCCCATCTTATTCTTGTTTTTTGAAAATCTTACCATGATTGCCATCGGTAAATATGTTGCAGAGAGCATCTTTGAACTTGTCACAGAACTTATCCAAATCACAATTACTGCAACTCTCAACGTCTGGCTCTACGAGATTGTATCTCACGCCATTCAGAATGATAGCATTCTCTTTGCCAGTATTCTCTTTCAGGCGTAAATTATCTTTCAGAACACTCTTCAACAAAGTCTTTGCAACTTCGTCTGTCACATCAACCGAACGAACACCGTCTTTCGATTCTATCATATTATAAAGCCTGCCATCTGTACCAAGGCAGAGTTTTCTTTTTTCGATTTTTCCCATCTGCAATTTCCTTACATAATCTTCGTATGCACACTTTCCTGCCAACCAACAACAAGAGCACATCGCCGGAATACCGCCATGATAAAGTTGGAAGTTTTTGGGATTAGGACATAGAATCGTTTCCATCATACGCCAATAATTGCCTTTATATCATCCTGCGTACAATTCTGCTGAAGGGCTTCGTGATAGAGGAAACGATGGTAGTCATCGCTGATTTTCCTTTGCTTCGTCTCTGGAATGTCATCGAGACTCTGATACACAACCTCTATGCCGTTGCCTTTGGCATAATCGTGTTCGGTACGTGCGCCCCAACTATCATACCAATTCTTCAGCATATAGATTTTGTCGCAGGTTTTGAGAATGGGGAGGTCAAAGAGAATGAAATCGCCCCAATCCTTACACTGGGCTTTCTTCTCTTCCTCCAAATCCCAAGGATTGACAACCTCATATCCCTCAGACTCAAACTTCCTCTGAGCTTCCAGAAATAGGCGACGCGATTCCTCTTCGTCGAGGTATCGCATTTTTCCACTTATATATACCTTCTTTTTCTCGTTCATTTTCAGTAGCGGAAGTTAGTGAATTGTATTACGGCGAAAATACGCATAGAGAATAACGGTCTTTCTCCTTTACGTCCTAATTTGAACGCAGGCAGGAACCAGTTCATATAGTCCTCAACTTCAAGACCGTCATTATGAGCAAGGGTTTCGAGGTCAACATATTTGCCGTCAACCATAGCCACCATGTAGAAGTCAGTGCCAGGAACCCGATATTTCTCTTCAACTTCTCTCGGAAATTTTGTCAGAGCAACCTTTAGCTGCTGCACACCGCAGACATCTGAGGGAATATCCCTTACCAGTTCCATCGTAGTGCCTTTGCCATAGGGTTTGCCACTCCACTGCCTCAGACTCAGTACGCCGCCAACCTCCTTCATTCTATCGAATTTCTTTTTCCAATAGTCGTAGTTGGCGCGGCAGGTATGGATTTTGCGGTATTCCAGTACCTTATCCCTGAAATCCGTCGGCTCACCCGCTTTGGGGTGAGTGCCGAAGAATTTCTTGCTGAGTGTCACAACCGCTGTGATCATTTGCCATTGAGTTTTGAGTCAACGACGTTTACGAGGCTTTCAACCGTAGTGAGATCATAAGTCTCTTGGTCGGAGATAGTGATCTTGAATTCTTTCTCCGCTTCCATTGTCAACTCCACGACATCAAGGCTATCCATGCCTAAATCCTCGCGGAATCTTGACTCAGATTTTACGTTCTCTGGTTTCTCACACATTCTGTCAACGATGACGTTGGCAATTTTCTGTTGAATTTCTGCTTTGTTCATAATTACCTTTGTTTTGAATTAAATAAATCGTATTGCTGTAACTTAGAAATTTTTTCGTATAAATCCCATATTCTCATGCAGCCCAAATGAGCAAGTTTTAGTTGCTCCTTATCCGTGAGTTTTCTTGCGGCTTTTCTCCTGCCTGCACTTGTGACGAATTCTATGTTTATCCACTCACATTCATTACCCTGCCAGTCATGGTTGTCGTAGATGATAAGTCCGGCATTGATTGGAACACCTTCTTTGATTCCAGTAATAATGTAAGGTCGAAACCTGTTGTCAGTTTTCTCAAAGATGTAAAGGGCATCCATGACTTTTTCCTTAATCGACTTTGGAACGCAGTAGTAGAAATAGCTGACTCTGGGATCGTCATGGTGGTGCTTTTTCTCAAAGTCTTTCTGGAAATCCTGCCATGACCTCTTAATCTCTACCTCAGTAAGATAGCCAGATTTTGACAAGCTCACAAAGTCAGCCTCATAATTGAGCAAACCCCAACTCACATTGGGAACAACGACGTTGCGCCTGAGATTGAACGTGTCGATGTGGGCGAGTCCGTTCATAATCTGCTCTATGGTAAGTGATGTGATGGCTTTGCTCATTGTGTCATTCTTATTGCATTCTCCAGTTCAATGCGGGCATTGCGGGGGCTGAGATTATAGACGCGGTTCTTTAACACTACCTTAGACTCTTTTTTCACCTTGTCAACGGACTTGATGACTACGCTTACGAATGAAGCCTTGGGGTTTTCGTTGTATGTGCGTCCTTTGAACGTGTCAAAGAACAAACCCTTTACTTCTTTGTCGCCAGTGGCTTCGATTATCTCAACCACCTGCACATCGCCACCTCTTTTGAAATAAACGATGTACTCCGTGCCGTAAGTCTTGATCCTCATAGCCTAAAAGTCTTTGGTTGTGTATTTCTGCGAGAGGACAATGGCGTAGCGGGTGTGGGATTTGTTCCAGACCCTCTTAGCAACCTTGATGAAATATGCTTTCTCAGGGTCGAATTCTATGCCGATGTATTTCTTCAGATAATCGCCTAATGCCTTGTGTTGAACAACCTTCGTGTCAGCACTATACATTCTGACATTGAAATCGAAGCCAACACCGAATACCAAAACCAGTTCATTGGTGATGCGGTCAACATTGATTGACATTGAATCGAAATTGTTGTCATCGCAAATCTTAGAGACCTCTGAATTGAAGACCATGCAATTACGGTTTTTCTTCGTGGTGAGGCGTACTTCGTTTTCGTCTGGCTGCTGCCAGTTGCTCTTTCTCGTGGCATTGGTCTTGACTTCTACCAAGTCCATCATACCCGACCAGTCGTTTTCTACAACTCTGGTTTCTTTGGGCTTGGGAGTAGGGGCTGATACTGAGGCAGTGGCTTTGGTCTGCGCTGCTGCCTTTTCCTCTTTCTTAATCTCACGCATTGCCTTGTCAATGCCAGGAACCGTGAAATCACTACGCTTGTCATCAAGAAGCAGTTTCCACTTCTGATCAAGGTCATTCCAATACTTTGCTCCGAATTGGGGGTTGTGGATTTTCTCATAATCCATCGACCATGCAATAGCGTGTTTAGCCGGAACGAGGTTCAGATACTCGTTTACGTCTTCGGGGTTATCTTCAAGGCGGTACTCTTTGTAGAATCCAAAGAACATCGTGCCTGCACCCCTGCTGTTGAGGAAGCTCCTAAACTTGGTAGTAGTCTTTTTATCCATAATACCTTTAATTAAATAAAAATGAGGTGAAAGGAATCCGTTGTATATTGTGGAACTCTACAACTTCATCCAATCCCCTCAATGTCTTTATTACTATTATCCGTGAGTTCCACCAAACGGACTATTTTCGATTCTGGGTGCAAATATAAGCATAATAATCGAGAATTATCTATTTTGATAGAAAACTTTAATAACTCTTAAAAGGGATAATGTAACTATCTGAGGTCTATTTACTTTGTAAATAGGCTCTGTATCAGTATGTTAAAGATTAGTTAAAGGCATTAGAGAAATATCTATTATATGGAATTAAATGCTTATATTTGCAGCGCAATCGTCGGGAAGCGATGCAATCCCAATGAGTATCATGGCTTCGGCACAAGATATTAGAGACCCTGCGAAAGACTTCCCGCTTTTGTGGGGTCTCGCTTTTATGCGTTATCCTACTTGTTGGCAGAGACGGCAACGAAACACCGCGACCAACATTTTACCAAGCGGGAAAGCACAAGGGAAATCGCAAGACCTAAGACTGGATGCGAGTGCGGCAGAGACAATTCTGAAAAGCCAGTCAGCAAGTGAGAGATTTATCCTCTTAACTGCCGAAGACGAAGCGACAAACACCGTCAGCATAATCTTCTGAGAGGCCACCATTGGAGTTATCCAGTGGGTAGGGCAAACCCTCTCTTCTCGCTTCCTCTCCCGTAGCATGAACAACGAAATCGAAAATAAAAAAAGAATAACGTAATAACGTGCGCGAGGAACGCGATTTTGCAAAACGAATAATTATTCAAAACGAAATAGGCTATGCAGATAAAAGACCTAACACCAAAGGAAATAATGGCAGTGAAGGAAAAAGCGACTGCCAGTGTCGGCATCAACAACCGTGCCTATTATGGCTCTGGATTCAATTTTGCCATCAAATTCGCAAAAATCGTCGAAAAATGCAAATGCAGGTGTCATAACTGCAAAAAACCGATTATTTTTCCTTGGGATATTGACAACAATGTCGATATGGAAAATCTCAAAGAATTCGGCATCGCCGTTTACGGTGGTGATATATGCGGAGAAATGGATTTCTGCAAGGAATGTTGGTCGAAACTCACTGACACCGACAAAAAGAGGCTGATACGCGAAAATTTTCCCAATAAATATTGATTATGCTGAAGATAGTCATTACACCACCGCTGCTGACAAGATATGACGTTACATATCCGTCGTGCGACTTGGATAATCCGGAATGGCTTCGTGCTATGGATAGACGGAACGCCGTCATCTATATCTGCCCCTATTATAATCAGGGCTATTTCCGTCAGAAGATTATTGCCCCTGTTCTCAATAGTGACGGACTGCCATACACAGGTTACATCAATGAAAGTCTATTGGATAGGGAATGGCAAAAAGACGGCATTGACTACATCATATCGTCGCTATATAACACAAAAGAGTATGCCGATGCCGTTCAGAGGCTCATTGAGTTTCAGAAGCGCGATATGCGATTTGGTGAGTTGCAGCCGCGAAACAACTGGAATTACATAATTAACGACAATCGAAATAATATGCTTAAAACTATCGACCAAAGAGTAAAAGAGATTATGTCTCAGAAGGAGGTCATAGGCGAATTCTCGCTTGACCTCTATTACAATGACTGCGATGACCTGAACCCCTATACGGCAAAGGTGCATAGTGTCATCAACCCCAATATTGATTTCCATGCCCGCGCCATTTGCTTTGACGCTGCACTCGACCAAGTAGAGGATTATTTGAAAACACTGCAATGATATGGCTATGCACGAATACGAAATCATAAGAAACAATGTATCTAAGATACTCGAAGAAAACTTCCCTGCCTTTAAGTATAAGGGTCACGGAAACAATATCGGTATCTGGGAGATAGAGGAATTCCAAAGTCTGACAAAGCCGTTCGGTGATAGTTTTTGGAGTGGCAGATTCCGTATCTGGGTATTTGTTCCAAATCAGCAGGGTCAGCAGATCAAGATTGAGGTGTTTCTTATCTCCGTATGTGAGTGGGAAACCGCCTTTGAGGGCTATATAAAGGATTTCAATGACATTCCAGAAATGTTAAGCTACCAGTTTGGACTTCCTAAAAAAGACGAAAAATAAGGCTATGAATACAAGAGAATTACGCATAGGCAATTACGTTAGCGTAGGAGGCAAAATCGTTAAGGTCAACGGCATTACCCAACACAAAATAGGCTATTGCTCTGAGCCCGGGCATGAGAGGTATGCCAGGAGCCGTGAGGTCGAACCAATTAAGATAAGCAGTGAAGATATGGAACTTATCGAAATGGACGAAGACAACAAGTTCGATTTCATCTATGATTCAGGCGTTGACAGCAACCTCGTTTGCTTCAGCACCGCCATATTCAAAATTGACTATCTCCACCAGTTACAGAATATGTATTTCATGTGCTATGGTGAAGAATTGCAGGTAAAGGCATGGCAGAATCAGAATAAATGACTACCTTTGCCGCATGGAATATGTCATTATAGCCGTTTTGTGGGTATTGGGCTGTGTTTTGCACTACCTTACCCGAAAATACGGAAAGCCATAAAGCTCGTCGCCCATGCAGGTGAAGGAGTAACGGAATCGTAGAAATGCGATTCTTGCAGAGCTTCTACTTCGTAGGAGTTTATCGAGGTTTCGGTTACTGAGCCAGTCAATCAGTGATCACGCTCATGTATAGGTACATTGAGTATCGGAGCGCGAATAACCGTGTCCTATCTGCGCTCTGCGAAAAGAGGGAATTGGATTGCTCCAGTTCCCTCTACCTTATTATATATTATAGTGCGTCATCAAGTTCGTCGAGGCAGTCATCAACGTGGATTTGTTGGAGTTTGGCATATAGTTCGGTCTGGCGTACCGATGAATGCCCCATAGTAACCTGCAACACCTTCAGCGGTACTTGATGCCCCAATGCTATCGTAGAAGCCCAAGTGACTCTCCCGCAATGACTGGATAGGGATTTTGGTATTTCCGCGAGTTGGCAGATAGTCTTTAACGACCTATTGTATATATGCTCGTCGATACGCGGCACTTCCATGCCATTGCGTTCCAGAACCGCCAACGCAGGTTTCAGCAGCGTAATCAAAAACGTCTCTCCAGTCTTCGTGCGCTTTGATGTGTAGCGGATTTTGCCGTTGTCTCTGTTGCAGAGAGCGAGGTCGAACTGCATGGCATCGCAGTAACTCATGCCCGTATATGACTGGAAAATAAACAAATCCCTTGCCCTTACCAATGCCTTATCCAATAGCTTTACGGCGCAGAACCTATCAAGTTCGTCGGCTGTGAGGAAATCGTGCTTGATGCTCATGTCGCGCTTGTAATGGAATTCGTCATAGGGGTTAGCGGCTACATATCCGAATTTCACCGCGTCATTGATAATGGCTCTGAGGCGTTTGTGGAGGTTTTCGGTGAAGTCAGCCTTTACGGCCTTGGAGTGAGCGACTTCATCCCATAGGATAACATTCTGCAACGTCACATCAGAGAATTTCTTTATCTTTCCCCATTCCACCAAGGCATTATACACTGTCATGTAGCCTTTTCTGGTTCCTGGGGATATGGGCTTATTCATCAGCCTCTCATAGAAGAAATCAATGAAACTGCCATTCCTTGCCTGCTCATTCTTGTTGAGCCTATCCTTCAATCCTTCTATGCTAAAACTGATTCCTGCCTTAACGCAGTCATGCGCATAGTCCAGTACGTTGGTCTTGATCTGGAGAATGATATTGTTCAGCGATATTGAGTTTTGATGCCTGATAACAAGGCTGTCGCGCTCGTTCCATTGGTTAGGCGTTATCTTAATGCCAGTAGGGAGGTAGAGCCTCTGCCTATCATAGTACACTTCAATGCTTACTGGAGCGAGGATATTGTTATCCCGCTTCAACTTACCGCCCTTTGACCTGCTAATTACGGTTTTGTTCTGGCGGTCATAGATGGCGCGAACATTCGGTGATTTTGTCTTTGCGCCAAAACATCTTTTTTTCTCAGAGTCCATAATTCCTATTTTTTAAGTTTCATTTTGTGATACCAAACCCGTTTTTGTGATACCGTCTTATTCAATTTGTGATACCGAATCAGATTTTGGTAGCACAAAACTGATAAAAACTGATATTTACTGATAACTTTTGATTCACGGGCGAAGACCGCTTCTACGCCCAAAACACTTGTGAAACCGTTATAAATAGGAACTTTTCTTTTAAAATGGGGAGGATTGGCTACCTCCCCTAAGTGATCCGTTTGGGATCACCTTTTGCCACTATTTATTAGGGTTTAACAATGTTTGGGTGCAAATTGAGTGCAAAATCAGAAAGTGCGCACAGCTCCTAATACTTTAAATACCTTGAATACATCTTCAATTCTAAAGTCCTGATAGTCGCCGTAGCGAGGTTCTTTGTTCTCTGGAACTAAGCGGATGCAATTCTCATTCTCTGAGCGCACAACCCACTTTATAGTTCTGAGACCTCCAGTTGTAATGATGCCGTAGATTTCACCATACACGATGTCCTCAACGCCTCTTTCCAAAGGCTGCAAGCAGATTTTGTCGCCGCTGTTGATTCTCGGTGACATGGAATCGCCGGTAATGTTACACCATAGATTACCTTTCTTATTATACGGCTGCAAGTTGATGTAGTATGTAGGCGTTGTTGTCTGGTCATTCCACATTTCATCGAAGCCGCCCAAGAAATCCACGTCGTAGTATGGCACTCCCCGGCTTGGGTCTTTGGCTATTGCAATGGCTTCAACGTCTTCCTCAGAGAAAAACATTTCGCCTATGCCATCCTCTACCCACTGCCAGTTAATCGTAGGGTCATTGAGATTTTCAGCCATAGACTTTAATAGTTTGTGGCTGACATTCCGCATTTCCATCGGCTTTTTCTCGCCCTTGACTCTGGTGTTGAAGTAGCCATTGGAAACACCACACGCTTTTTCAAAGTCCTTGGTTGTCATTCTGGGATGACGATCCAAGTACACCTCCTTTAACTGGAGCAAACGCATCAATGAAGATTCCCTCGGAACTTCATCTGCTTTTCCCTTAATCTGTACTAATTGCGAACCCATAACTTGTTGAATTTAAATTAATTAATATTGGAACTGTTACATTATATTGCTACATTATCAATCTAAATTTCCGTTTCAGAATGATAAAAGCAATTAAAAAAAATACATTTTTATTATCAATCTCTATCAAATTAGAGAAAAATCTATTATCTTTGCAACCGAATTCCAAACCAGTCGGAAAATCAGTAGAGAAAATCCTGCCATTTCACAATGTTAGAGATTTCTGCTGCAAAAGTACGAAAAAAAATTGGAATATCAATGAAATTATTGAGAAAATAATAGAGAATGATAGCCTTTGAGTGCATTTTTAACATTTGCAAACGGAATAGGTATCAATATTAAACTAAAAAGAATACGATTATGGAGAAACCAATGAACGGTCATCAGACCTGCGAATATCTGGGAGTGAGTTATCCAACTCTACTTCGCTATATTAAGCAAGGTCTTCCGTGTTCAAAGCCAGCGGGTCGGCTGTTCTTTTTCCAGAGCAAAATCGACGAATGGCTTCAGAGACAATAGCATTTACGCTATATCTGGCAACGGTGGTTTGCCATGCAGGGTTATCCTGCAAGACATGAGGTACGTGTTACCCGTTTCGGAATACTCAGACAGAACGTGTTTCTGCTGCTGATCCCAACTAAGGGAATGAGAAGAAGGACTTACTCAGGTGTTCCACTGACGTAGCCCATACGTCTGGCGAAAACTGACGGCATAGCCTAAGAAGTGAATAGCCTAAATGGGTTGGAGAGGTAAGTTGCTCTTCTAAAGCGGAGGTCACAGAGGGCTGAGGCATAAAAACGTAATGAAAGGCTAATATGGTTTGAAAGAACTTATTGCCTGTTCTTTGGAATAGGCATACTCTATATAAGCCTGCGCCTCATTAAGTTGTGGCGCGGGTTCTATGCGGACTTAGTTCAGTTGGTAGAACATCGGTCTCCAAAACCGAATGTCGGGGGTTCGATTCCTTCAGTTCGCGCCAACCACATAAGGATTTTTTGTGAACATAGGCAATTCTACTCCACCTGCCTGAGAAGGTCGGTGGCTTTCTATGATTTTTCTTTTCATGCCATATATATAAATTATGGGTATCATAATGGTGTGTAGTTCGGTATGTCCGAATATAAGCGATGGCTTTAGTACCTTTTTTCTCATACGAATCGAAAATATTGCATTATAAACCACCTAAGAACTTGGGGGTGGCTGAAATGTAGAATGCCGGAGCGAAAGAACGTGGTAGCGCATGATCACTGCACATTCATAGGCTTATGGTGTAATGGTAGCACAACAGGTTTTGGTTCTGTTAGTTGGGGTTCGAGTCCTCATAGGCTTGCATAATTCTTCTGACTTTCCATAAGCGAAGATGTCGGCGGCTACTCAGTATGTCCGCTATCAGTTTGCCACAGCAGCGTATGTACGGCCTTTGTTGTTTATAGGCTTTCCCTATTGGAATTTGCCCGGTTCCCCCGATTTGGGAAGGTTACGAGGACAGAGGTCGCTCCTTTCTTACGAGGCTACGAGACATTAGGGGTATCGGCATACCCTTGCAGTGGTGGTCGCCGACGCACACAGTGTATTAGACGTTGACACTAAAAAGAATAAACGTCAAAGCCAGTATGAGAGGACTGGCAAATCGCGGAATGGCGCAGTTGGTAGCGCGTTAGGCTCATATCCTAAAGGTCGCAGGTTCGAGTCCTGCTTCCGCAACTATTATTCTGGAGAGTTGGCTGAGTGGTCGAAAGCACCTCACTGCTAACGAGGCATACGGAAACGTATCGGAGGTTCAAATCCTTCACTCTCCGCAAGCACGTTGTTATGTTTCGCTACCGTAGAACGTGACAGAGCCTTGCAACGGAGATAGACGTGCAATCGGTGAAAGCCGAGGTGCTTGTTATCCTACTCGACTTTCGAGACGTTGTTGAGGCTTTTCCTTTGAAACTCTTTTTTGACGGCTTGGAATAAATTATTGTTATGCGCCCCATCGCAATACGGCGGTGGGGCGGTTGGTTATTTCGGTAGCGGGTTTTTCTGAATGTTGTGAGTCATAATGATATAAGATTTGTTTTAGTAGATTAGTTTTTAAGTAGTTTGTTTGCCTCCTTGCCCGCGATGGGTAGGGAGGTTTTTTTATCAGTTGAATCTATGAGTTACAAAGAGCAGATGCAGGAATGGCTGAAAAAGCATCCGAATGCCACCGTTGAAGAGGCATGGGTGGCAGGTTACAATACCTGTACCGATAATTGGTGTCACGGAAAAGTGGCGTTGTTTGAGAAGTGTAGGGAATTGCTGAAACAGATAATTGAATAAATACAATTAGGATATGGAAAAAACTTACATCGGGATTGACCCCGGAAGCATAGGCTTTATCACAGTCCTTTTCCCCAATGGCGATAAAGAATTCTATTCCATTGAGGAAAATGACGATCTCAGTCTTGGCAGAATCATCAAGGATATAAAAAAGAGGTCATGGGAGGTCGTTGCCTGCATGGAGCAAGTTCATGCCATATTTGGCAGCAGCGCAGGCTCTACGTTTAGTTTCGGAGAAATCTTCGGCACGTTGAAGGGATTGCTCATTGCCAACGAAATACCTTATATCCTTGTGCCTCCAAAGGATTGGCAGAAAGAGATATGGATTCATCAGGACGAAATATACGTCACTAAGAACCGCACAATGACCGACAAAGATACTGGTGTTAAATATCAGAAGAGTTATAAGGCGGTTGATCCAAAGCCAACATCTTTCAATGCAGCCAGACGCATTTTCCCAAGCGTTGACCTCAGAAAGAATGAAAGATGCAGAAAGCTCGACGATAACAAGTGTGACTCGCTACTTATCGCTGAGTATGCAAGAAGAAAGAATCTGTAATCCATATACTGATATTCATTCGTAAATAACTTGTTGAATAGTTATAATTTGGAACTGCGTTCTGCTTGGTTGTGAAATTAGGCAGAACATTTTTATTTTTTCTTCTATGATAGACGTACTGGAAATAATCAGAGAAATAACGGATAAGAAGCGAGAGGATAAGATTGAGCCAACCAATGCGACGTGGAGCGAGGTTTCCAAGGCCGTTGAGGAAAAGACGAAGCAGGAAATCAACCAACTAATCACCGACAAAAAGCTGATATTCCACAAAATGCTCAATTCCTTTAGTTTTGGCATTGCAGAAAACGACCAACAAAATCAAAATAATAATGGAGAATAATTTTGTAGCAGAGCCTATCATTATAGGACTCGACAACGAAACCTATCATCGTGGAGAGGGCTACGATCAGTATCTTTCATCCACTCAGATCAAAGATTTCCTCGTATCTCCTAAATACGCAAAGTATAAAAAGGAGCATCCAGAGGAATTTGTCATCAGCGATGATGCTCTTGAATTCGGCTCTATGTATCACGCATACATGGAAAGCCTCTTGAATTTTGGAAACGACTCTGAGTTTGCGAAACAATACCATTTGTTTGAAGCTCCAGTCAACGAGAAAACTGGAAAGCCCTATGGCAGAGATACACAGAAGTATATTTCTGCTTTAGAAACCGCGAAATCTGAGCACCCTGATTGGGAGTTTGTTTCAGAAGAGCGCGTTGGTCTCGTAAAGACTATGGTAACTGAGCTGCTTGAAAATTGCGGAGAAACCTCAAAGCAAGTCAAGACCATCTTGAAGCAGGGGCAGTCAGAGGTCAGCCATTTCGTAGAATATGAGGGATGCAAATTCAAGTTCCGTCCAGACGTTGAAACCAAGCGCAAAATCGTGGACTGGAAAACCGTGTCTCTGGAAAACCTTCACCCAGGAGCCATTGCCAAAACCATCACGAAGTTCGGCTATGGCATTTCCGCAGCATTCTACCAGTTCTTTGAACATGAGCAAAGCGGGGTGTGGAAAGATTTCTATTGGGTCTTCCAACAAAAGACACCTCCTTATGATGCTGTCATGGTAAGTGCCGAACAATGGGCTTACTCATACAACAAAGAGTATGACATGGTTAGCATGGGACCGAGTGCCTTGATATTCAAGAAACTGCTTGACCAATATATTGAGTGCAAGCGGACTGGAGAATATCGCGGTGCTGAAATCTTCATTGAGCCGGGATTCAGAGGTCATCGCATTATGAGCGTTGATGCTCCCAACTTCAATACGGAATTTAGGTTTTACAATAAAAACGAATAACAGTTATGGCAGAACAAAAGAAAAATGAAGCCCAGCAGCAGGACGCATTTGCAGGGCAGGGTCAAGGTGGCGATGGTCAGCAACAAGTAGCCAACGACGGCCAAGGGCAGGCGCAAGCTCAGCCCGCTAATGATGGTGGTGCAGGTACGCAAGGCAAAGCCGCTGCTGCCGCACCTGCCAGTGGTGAGGAAGGATTGGTAAAGATTTCGCAGGGTCTTCCACCTCAACTGAAGCCTTTGCAGAATTGCTTTACCGCACCATACAAGACTTTCCTCCAGAACGGAAAGAGCATACAAGACTTGCAGCGTGAGTGTAACTTCGCAGCACAAGCCATGTTAGCCAATCCCTATCTTATTACGTGTGCTCAGAAGTTCCCAGATGACTTCGTGAACGCATTGAAGAATGTAGTATTGACTGGAATGACGTTGAACCCAACGCTCAAACTGGCTTACCTCGTTCCTTATAAGGGTAAGGTTCAGATGCAGTCATCGTATATGGGTAAGAAGAGTTTCGCCATCAATACGGGTCTGGTGCTCGATATTGAGGCTTATCTTGTTTACAAAGGCGATACCTTTGAGATTGAGCAAGGTACAAACGCTCACATTATCCACAAGCCTAATCCTTGGGGTAAGCACGATCAGAAGGATATTCTTGGTGGTTACTATATTATCAAGTACCCCAATGGCACAACCCAATTCGATACCATGTCATTCGACGAGATTGATGGCATCCGCAGACGCAGCCCATCAGTAGGAAAAGACAAGCAATCGCCTTGGGACACGGATTTCACGGAAATGTGCAAGAAGACACTTATCAACCGTGCCTATAAGCAGATTCCGAAGCTCGAAATGTCTGAGAAAGCCCGTGCAGCGTTGGAAATCCTCAACCGTGTTGACAATATGGCTGCTGCTGATTCCAACTATGGTATCAAGAAAAAGAATGACGGCTTTGATGAAGCCGAAGAGGTTGAATAATCATGGAACTATCTGGTAAAGTTATAGCTGTACTCCCTGCGAAAAGCGGAGTATCTGCGAGGACTGGCAATAACTGGATGACGCAGCAATACGTCATCGAGATTCCCGGTCAGTACCCTAAGAAGATGGTCTTCGAGGTGTTTGGTGAAGACCGCATCAAGCAGTTCAATATCTTGGTCAATGCGGAAATCACCGTCCAGTTCGACATAGACGCAAGCGAATACAACGGCAAATGGTATAATGCTATTAGGGCTTATAACGTTGTTCATGGTCAGCCCACTCAACAAAGTGCCGCCCATGCCCCTGCCGCCGCACCTGCGCCTCAGAACCCACCTCAACAAGCGGCAGCACCCGCACCTGCCACAAGCCCATTCCCTCCTGCGCAAGAGCAAGGTGATGGAGAGGGTAGCGTGGATGACCTCCCTTTTGATCATGGGGCTTATGGGCGTTAAAGTCTGTAAGCCCCATCTTAAATCCTACAAATATGCAGCATAAAGTATGTTTTAAGTGCAATCGTGATTTGCCTTTGTCTGAGTTTTATGCTCACCCTCGAATGCCAGACGGACATCTGAATAAGTGTAAGGAATGTACCAAAAAAGATGTTCACAATCACTATGAGAAGATGTCTCAGAATGAGTCATATATGAATAAAGAACGGCTTCGAGGTCGTGAAAAGTATAGACGACTTGGGTATATCTCTAAACCAAGCAGAACGATGGCTTTGACTTCAAGCGGTAGTGCAAGGAATATCCATCGTGATTTAAGAGACATTGGTGTCAACTTAAAAGGGATGGAATGTCATCATTGGAATTACAACTTTCCGCGTTCCGTCTTTGTCCTATCACGAAGAGCGCATAAGAGATTGCACAAGCACTTGGAACTAAATACTTCTACTGGCATATTATCCACAAAGGATGGAGAGCAAATCTTGACAATAGAGCAGGCAAAGAATGTTTATAAAAATATTCTAAAGTCTGAAAATATCAATGAGGAACTTGAAATCTATGACTTATCCCAGGAGCCGTGTGATTAAGTTCGCACGGCTCTTCTATTTTCGGGGGTATTCTGGTTTTGATTGCTGACGGAAGGTAAGAAATCGTGCAGGCAGTTATGCCTTGAAATAGCAAAACAAATAAATGCAAAGGTTGTCAATATGACTCCCTGCGCTTCTCTGCGTGCAGCAGCGTAAGCGCACTCGCGTGTGACTTGCGAAGGAACATAAAGGTCACGGCTTATGGATTTCCTTGTTAGACAACAAACAAGGTGGTGGAACGCTCGCCCGATATGATGTCTGGTCAGCCCCAACGCACGTAACAAGTTTCTATAAGATGTCAGTAAGACAGCGGTTCGACTCCGCTTACCTCCACTAAGATTATAGATTATGGATATAACGATAACCAACGCCTTTCTGGAGCGATTCACACCGAATGAGCAGTTGGTTATGATTCAGTTATTGCTTAGTGCCGATGACTACGGCATTGTTGAATTCAGTGATAGAGTCATATCCAGAAACACCAATGTACCATATCAACAAGTAAGAACGATACATCAGAAGCTATTGCGTGAGAAAGTTCTAATCAACGCACAATCTAACGCAGCAACTAACGCAAAACAGAATTTTGTAACATTCAGTAAATGTGATAGTTACAGAGGTTTTAAGAGACGAACTAACGCACAATCTAACGCATTTGATAACGCACTTGAATCGTTTGAAGAGATATGGATATTGTACGGTAAAAAGGTAGGGCGCACCAAAGCATTGGTAAAGAAATGGTGTGAACTACCATTTGAAGATAGGCAGAAGATTTTTGAATTCGTTCCCGCTTATGTCGCTCTGACAGAGGAATCGTATAGAAAGCAATTCAGCACATTCCTCAATCAAAGGACATGGGAGAATGAGAAAATCTATACCCATAACATCGCAGTTCCGTTTGGCAGTTTCAATCCCAAGCTCGTAGAGGACAAAGATTTGTTTCCTCAGTTTGTAGAGCGATATAACATGAAGGTCAATGGTTCTGGAATCATCAAGGTAAATATTCCAGACGGATTGACGGAGAAACGCCGGATATTATTCAATATAGCATACTGTCTTCACTTCCACAAAATAAAGACGGTCATAGAAAATGCTATTAAGAATCCAAGACTGAACGGAAGTTCTGGATTTGCCGCAGATTTCGACTACATCTTTGAACCCGATAATTTCATCAGAATTTATGAGGGTCGCTAAAACATATCTATGCAAGAAGTAAAAATGACTTTGCATGACGAGCATTCAGAAATGCACGTCGTTGGAGCCTTACTAAGTAGCGATGAAATCTACTACTCAGTAGCCGACAGAATCAAGCCATATTTCTTCTACAACCCCAAAATAGCGAGAACTGTTAGGATCATAATAGACCTCCACAACAACGGAGAATCAGCAAATATCGTCACGGTATCAAATCATATACTTTCGCACCCAGACGTAAACAACCCTGAAATGTGGGAGATTGCCGAATGGTCAAGCACGGCAATTCTTTCCGCTTTTGCAGATGCCTTTGCCGTCGTTGAAGAAATGTATGTGAGGCGAAGGTATTTCGCCCTTGGTACGAAACTCATGGATTTTGGTACGAATCCAACATCTACATTTGAGGAAATCCAAAAAGAAATATCCTCTGTACTCGAAGAAGGTTCTGAGAAAAAGAAAAGAGTAAAGTCACTCCGCGATGCCAACAAAGAACTGAAGCAAAGAGTAATTGACAATTACGAAGGAACGTCTGATACGATGATTCCTACTGGCTTCAAGGAAATAGACGATAAAGGCGGTTTGCAGACTGGAGATTTCGATGTCATTGCAGCAGAATCTTCGCAAGGTAAAACCTCCCTGCTAACCTGCATGATGGTTAATGCCGCTGTTCATGGAGTGCCGTCAATGCTTTTCTCAATGGAAATGCAGTCATCCCAGATTGCCGCGAGAATAGCTGCTCCAAAAGCGAAAATCAGCAGCGGCGTTATTCAATACAAGAAATTGAGTGACTGGCAGATGAATGAGTTTTCACAAGCCATCAAGCAAACCGATGACCTGCCTATATATTTCGATGACGAATCTACGGTTAGTTTTGACAGCATCGTAGCCAGTATCAGAACCAACGTAAAAAGACTTGGGATTAAGCTCGTAGGAATTGACTACCTGCAAATCCTTACTGCTACTGGCAAAAATACAAATCAAGAGCAATTCCTTGGCTATGTTTGCAGAAGGTTGAAGAATCTGGCAAAGGAATTACAGATTTGCATCGTCGCCCTTTCTCAGTTAGCGAGAAATATCAATGACCCCAAGCCTACCGTCAGCAGAATCAGGGCATCGGGTCAGATATTGGAGGCTTGCGACTGCGCAATTATGATCTGGAGACCATCTGAATATGGCAAAGGCTATGACGAATACCCAAGTGTACCGACACAAGACACCGCTGAGCTGATATTTGGTAAAGGCAGAAACATCGGTACATTTACCTGCATCGTTGGTTTCGACAAAAACACCACAAATTTCTACAACTATGAGGGAGAGGTGAAAAAGGTCGGAGAAATCAAGATAACAAGTAAGAGCAAAAAAGAAGATGAAAAAAACGAGGCAGACCCATTGCCAACACCATCGCAAGGGGAATTGCCGTTTTAGTTGAATTTTATGGATAAGAAAGAAATACTCGAATACTTCAACAAGAAATTCGATACCGATCTCAGTCGGAGATTGCGCAAGTTCCGCGAGGAATATGACGAATTCCTTCACGCCTTTGCCTTTGAGGACAGAGAAAGCCAGGTTGACGAATTGGCTGATATGGTGGGTGTGCTCTTCCACATCGCAGGCATATACGGCTATGACTTTGACGAATTGTTGGCCATGGTGGTTGATAAGGTCAAAGGCAGAGAGAAAGACCCGAATTACAAGCGCAAGCATCCCCATGTCGAAAACAAGGGTTGTGAGTAACATTATAGGAATAATGTAGCCGATGGATATATATAATAAGGTATATAACGAAGACTGCCTTACTGGATTGAGGAAACTCCCCGACAACTGCATAGACTGTTGCGTTACTTCACCTCCCTACTTCGGACTCAGAGACTACAATGTTGAGGGTCAGATAGGACTGGAGCAATCGCCTGCTGAGTACGTTGCTAAACTTACTGAGGTGTTTGCAGAGGTATATAGGGTGTTGAAGCCGGAGGGTACGCTATGGCTGAATATCGCTGATAGTTACGCGGGTTCTGGAAAAGGAGCAGCTAACTATCCCGAAAACGCCAAAAAGTATAAGCAGTCGAGCAATCGCGGTACGGTAGGCAATCGAACTGGTTACAAATACGTTACCACTTGCAAAGACAAAGACCTTATCGGAGTGCCTTGGATGACCGCTTTTGCCCTTCGTGACAAGGTAGGCTTCTATCTTCGTAACGATATTATTTGGGAAAAGCCCAATGCCATGCCTGAGAGCGTGACGGATAGGCTTACCAAATGCCATGAATACATATTCCTCATGGCAAAGAGCAATAGGTATTACTTCGACCACGAAGCCATCCAAGAGCCTGCTGTCAGTTACGACGGACGCAAAGACCTTACGACCAAAGGCAGTGAAAAATACATTATTCCTATAATGCCACACCATAAGCGTGAGGATTTGGCGAGGCATGAGGGTAGGCGTTGGCAGTTTAAGAACTTGCAGGATAAGGGTCAGACACCCAACACCATGCACCTAAGACGTGCCGATGGACTGCCAGATAAGCAATATCCAATGCGCAACAAGCGCGATGTCTGGTCGGTGAATACCAAGCCCGATAAGGTTAGCCACTTCGCCGTATATCCAGAAGAGTTGATAAGACCTTGCATCCTCGCAGGCTGTCCGAAAGACGGCATCGTGCTTGATCCGTTCATGGGTAGCGGTACAACGGCTATGGTTGCAAGAAAGTATGGCAGGAACTTCTTAGGCTTTGAACTGAATCCCGATTACATAAAGATTATTGAGCAAAAGATTATCGTCTCACAAGACCTTTTCGTGTAGTGTGAGGCAGAAAGTAACATTACCATAGTAATGTAACGTTATGAAATATACGAAAGACAACCCCTTGAAAGTCTTCACTTCCTTTTCTGGCTACGATTCTCAGATGATGGGGCTTATCCGCGCAGGTGTGCCGTCGATACTCGTTGGATGGTCGGAAATTGATACCTTCGCCATACAAGCCCACAACGCAGTTTTCCCCGAATATGCCGACAAAAACTATGGCGATATATCGAAGATAAACTGGAATGAAGTGCCTGATTTTGACCTATTTACAATGAGTCCACCATGCCAAGACTTTTCGGCGGCAGGACTTGGTAAAAGTGGTGAGGAAGGTAGTGGCACAAGGAGTTCATTACTATGGGAATGTAGCCGTGCCATTGAAATCAAGCGTCCGCGATACATCTTATTCGAGAATGTCAAGGGCTTGCTGAGTGATAAGCACCGTAAGCACTTTATCCGTTGGCAGCTCAGATTGAGCCGATGGGGATATAGCAATTTCTCAAAGGTGCTAAACACAAAGGAGTTCGGTGTTCCTCAGAACCGAGAGCGCATATTCATGATCTCCATTCTGAAGAAAGACGGTGAGCCAGAGCCAGTGTTCAACTTCCCAAGGCCGTTTCCTCTGGAAAAGCGGTTGAAAGACGTGTTGGAAAAGAACGTTGACGAAAAGTATTACCTCAGTGACAAGATGCTTCAATACTTCATGCGTGTTGATGCCGATAAGTCTCACGGTCATAACTTCACGCCTAAGACTGGCGATGACGTTGCTTTTACCATCCGCACGGCTCCTGGCAATCGTGTTGATGACAACTTCGTTGTAGAAGGAAATACCCCCCCCAACTCTGGAGAGTAGATGACTTAGAGCCGATTAACACTACGAAGGATGGTTGTTCTGTAACCATTACTGCAAGCGAGAAATATGCGAGTGCAGTAAATATGATTAATACAGCACACTATCCCCATACTGGAGTAAAAGTTTATGGCAGATACATTGACCGGCGGCGTGAGGATGAAAGCGATCCTTGAAAGCGGGAGGGTTAATAAGGTTGGTCAGTGCATCGACCTCTATAACCAGAACGTCATTGATGATTGCTTCGTCGCCATAACCACAAGAGTAGATACGAGTAATTTGTATTGGGTAACGGTAGATGATATGAGAGTTGTAAAACCATTGAATCCAGACGATGAAGGTCTGTGCCGTACCCTCAAAGCCCAATATGCTAAGAACGGTTTCCAGAACTTCTTTCGTGACGGCAGCTATGCCGCAACTGGAGTGATAGAATTTGATGATGAAGAAATGAGTGAAGAGACGGCAAGGGTATTGCAGATAGGAAGCATACGCGAAGGTAGCGGTGATTTCAAGAATCAGCAGCCCGGACGTGTATATAGTGCTGAAGGAATCTGCCCCACCATTCTGAATACCGATGGTGGTGGTATGCAGCCCAAAATCATAGAGCCGCAGGTGCTTGCTCCCAAGCGCACGGAATTCGGTAAGAAAATCCGCAAAGCCTATGAAGCAGGCAAAGTGAAGTTACAGCGCAACGACGTAAGAACATTTGAGCCTCGCAACGACGGCATCAGCAACACCATTACAACCGCTGAGAAAGACAATATATTGGTAGAGCCTATGATTGTCGGCTATACCAGAGACCGCGTTACTGGCGAGGTTACGGATAGGCATTTGAACGATGTCGCCAACACCATTCATTGCAGCAGCGGTGGCGGTGGAAACACCGATCAGTTTGTTGCAGAACCCGGGTTCAGAATTAGGAAACTGACGGAGAGGGAATGCTTTAGGTTGCAGGGGGTGAGTGATGACGACATCGACAAAATACAGAATTTTAGGGATGAAAACGGCAAAGGTATCAGTCGAACCAGACAATACGCAATGGCAGGAAACAGCATTACCGTTGACGTTCTATCCAATATCTTCCGAAAACTATTCATAGAAACTGGCTGTGAAGACGGTCAACTTTCTCTGTTCTGAATTATTTACTTAAAAACCAATAATTATGAAAGATTTATTGTTTAGCGATTGGCGGCAGTGGCGAGTATGCTTCGTTGCCGGACTAAAGAAATGCTTATCTGGATTTCTCAAAATCCTTTATTGCATCGTGTTAGGAATAGCCAGTGTGCTTGTCTATGTCGGCAAACAGATAGAGGCTTTCTGTAAGAGAGAATTATGGGCTTCGCTGATTATCGGTACTCTGCTTGTATTGATGTGTGTGGGTTGGATGCTGACGTTCGCCAATGAACGAGCCGCAAGGGTTGGTGCAGAAATGCAGCGTGACAGCATCAGTTATGAGCTTATGAAGTACACGCAGTTCTATGAGGGAAAGAAATTCTTCCTAACCAACGACTCCAATCTCTATATCATCACCAACGACACCACGACAGTTTACGATGAAGATGACTAAGGATGGTCAGTATTACTACGCTCCGCATCGCCGACAATGGGGAGTGTGGCAATGCCATTACGCAGGCAACGGTGTTACATTCGGTGATTTCGTGAAGGATTTCCCGACGAAAGAGCAAGCCCGCGATTTTGTCTATGAAAAGAACGGTTGGAAAAAGAAAGAAAATAATGAAGCTAAAATACAAGAAAAGAAATAGCCCGCGTATGCAGTCGGCTATCAATAGGGTGCTGACAAGTGTGTATTCGGTGCTTTGTATTTCCTACCTTGGGAGATATAGAATCGTATATGAGCCGTATTCATCAAGAAACCTTGGTGTGAGCATTATCATGCTTGCTTATGGTGCTGATAAATACGATGTCCTAAACAAACTCTGCTGCCCCTACAAACGAGGGATAATGAGTTTTGTCCGTTGTGACATCAGGCATCGGTCACGGCTCCTGGATTTATTGTTGTTGTTATTGTTGCTGACTTACCTATGGCTTATGTCACAACCAATCATTTACGCGGTTGCTGAAACCGTTTTCCGAATGAACACAATTCACTTATAAGTTAAAATTAAAACATAAAATTTTATGGGAGTATTAAAAAGAAATGACTTCATCGTAGAGACAGACAAGAAAGGGCGATACGTCCGCACTATCCTGCCTCCGCAACGCTCATTGATTCCAGACTACAAAATAGTCAATGGAAAGAAGGTTTTTAACGGCTATAAGGTAGCCCCGAAAGGCTATTTTCAGCCGAGCCATGTTGACGGCACAAACAACGAGATCGCTGATTTCGGTAGGCTTTATGCCCGTCGCTTCAGACACAACAAATGTAAGAGACGTTATCATTAACCCACTTAAATTCAAAAAATTATGCCAGAATTAAATTTGAGAAATCGCAGTGGCTATTGGATTGAAACCAACATTGCGTACAACACCACTAACGAAAAGGGTGTTCAGAAAGAGATTAAGGAAAAGTATGTAGTTGAGGCTATTGATTTCGGTCAGGCAGAAGAGCGCATCCGCAAGGAAATGAACTGCGCCAACCGCCAGATCAAGATTCTCTCTCCTATGGTTCGTCCTAAGTATGGTGAGATTTGCTTTGCCGACAACACCGAGATCGACACTTGGTTCAAGGTGAAGGTAATCATCACCGAGGAAGTGGAGATACGCAGTCGCAAGGGCGGTGTCCGTACCAAGACCAAGGCTGTTAGCCATTTCCACCTCATTCAAGCCACAACCGACGAGGGCGCACGTCGAGCCATCAAGGAGGTTGTGTATAAGGATTCTACCGCTGATTGGGAGATTTCCGACATCAACAAGACCCGCATCCTTGGTGTACTGGAGCGCGAGAAGCATCTTGACAACTTAGCCGAGGAACGTGCTAAGAAAGAGCAAGCCGACGCAGACCTCAAAAAGTAACGAGGTAGGTGTTTTGTGGGGCGCAGGAGATTAAGTTTTCCTGCGCTTTCTAATTAAAAATAGTATGATATGAGTGGAGGCACATTTGAGTATTGGCAGAATCAGATTGAGTATGTCATTGAGAGTATCAAGGAAAAGATTCAGAAAAGCGGTAAGCCCATTCCCGAAAGGCTATGGGATTGGTATATGAGACAACATCCAGAGTCACGCTTTGGTACTGAATACTCTGAATCTGCATTGAGAAGGTTTGAGGAAGCCATATACGCATTGGAGAAAACATTCATCTACACACAACGAGTAGACTGGCTTGTTGCCTGCGATGACGGCGAGGACTCCTTTGAGGAAAGGCTGAAAGAAGAGTTGGAAGCTCTGGATAAACGCAGTTGCATTGGCGAGAACGGAATAAGGTATATTCCCGTTGATCGCAGTGTCAACCCCTTTGATGAAGACGAAGATTTATAGCATAACAATTAATTAATAACTAAAGGACTTATGAATAATTATCTGATTTGGGTCGTAGCTACGATTACTGGCGGTTATCGCGCTTATAAGCAGAAGCCAACCCGCGACACCACCAAGCAGCAGTGGCAAGGCGATTACGATGCAAAGGGTCAGGTTGCTCTTGCGCATCTGGAGGGATTAGGTCTCTCGCTACCATCGTTGACGTGGGAAAGCGAGCCTGTGCAACTTAACATTACGTTGTCATGGGAAAGCGAGACGAAATAGGTGAGCGCATCAAACGCGCCTACAACCATTATGACGAAAAGATTAAGCAGGAGGTTATCAATGCTTACGTCTATGGCAAGGAAGGTATTTACAAGTTGGGGAGGAAATACGGCATCAAGCCTCAGACCATCTATCTCTGGCTAATGCTTGCTAATAAGACGAAGAAATACGAGCCTCCGAAACCATTTAACTTTATGATTTCCATCAGCAGAGGTGGGAAGGTAAAGGATTTGAAGGAATGTGCTGACATTGAGACAGCAAATTCCATCCGCGACGAGTATATTCAGAAAGGATATGAGGTTGATATTTCCGAACTGAAATAACAATTTAGAAGGTAGGTATTTTTATGGAAAATTTTAGTAGTGGCCAGTATTTCTGTGAATGGTGGCCAACAGGCAGTATTTATAAAGAGCGCACAGATTACGGTATCATCTTTTACTAAGCAAAAGATATGAAGCAAAACATTAAGAAATTGCAGTTGCAGGATTTGTTCATCGGCGCATGGGTCGTTGAGGAAAACGCTTTTGGTCGCCAGAGCATCCCCATGTACGTTAGTTGTCTTTTTGAGGACGGTGACATCTACCTTGATTTCAATGGTAATGAGGCTGATCCTTGGGAGGCTAAGATTGAGGACATCAGAGGCATAAGAATTTCCTCTGAATCCATGCAGCATTTCCAGTTCAAGGAAATCGACCATAATGTCTTTGAGAAATCCTGCGAGGGTTTCAAGGTTGTAGTCAGTATTATCGACCATCAGCAGTATCGGCTCGTAAAAGCAACCATCAGACATGATGAAGGTGGTTTCCAGATCAACGAGAATATCATCTATATTCACCAACTCCAGAAATTCGTATTCGAGAACACAAGAAAGCCTCTGGTACTGGAGTACGAATAACCAACACCAAATAAAATATGAGTAGTCTTAGATTGTTTGTCACCCGTATCATCAAAGACGAGTGGCCTAATAAAGTCGTGGGGAATGACACCGTTCCCGATGGCATTGTCACCAATTTCGATTATGAAGAGATAATTATATGTGGCGGTGAGCCGTTCGCATTCAAGAAAAATCTCGAAAGGCTTTTGCAGGCTTTGTTTATGCTGAGAAAATCCACTGGCATTGAGCGCAAGGTCTTAGTCGAAACCAGTAAATGCGATTTTTGGGCTATTGACGATGTTATCAAACTCTGCGATGGAATTGTCTGTACCCCGAAGACAAAGGAAAACATGGTTTGGTTCAAGCAGCTAAACAACGAATTGCTGAAGCGGCAGAATATCGGCAAATTCGCGGGAAAAACCATGAAACTGAATATCCTGCCCTCAACGCGGGATTTCTTTCCAGAGAATCTTAGAGTTTGGGAGGTTCAATATCTACCCGATGACAATATAGAAACCGCTGTGGCAGGAGATTTTTGCCGCATCGCTGAGCTTTGGGAGAGTGATCAAGGTTGGTATGACCTGACAAGATGATAACATTTTACGGATAATGTTTCGTTGAAGTAGGCTTTGCATTTGAAGCCTTTTCGCGGCTCATATTCCTCAAAGTCAATGCTTCTGAATAGCCATGCCCTATTCGCCCATCGCTGTAAG